GACACTCATCGCAATAATGTCTATAAAATATTATGTAAACACACTTAAATAGATAACAAGTATATAAATATTATTAAAATGAGCTACCCATGTGTGCCAGATTGCCTAGTCTTAAAAATCGAAGAAATTGATACAACACTCAAACAACTAGACACGACTGTCTATATTTTATATGATAAAGAACAACATAAATACGTAATTAGAGGTAGACGTAGATGCACCCCAGAACATGAATCGTCTACATATTCGTTTGATTGTGAATATGCGAATGATTTAGTCGATTTTTTAAAATATATTATTTGCAAAGAAAACACCATCAACGAGGTTTTATATAATTACGACAATCTGCCAGCCACTTCAAATGAAATAACATTCGAATTTTTACAAGAAAACGACGAAAGAACATATGAAATTTCTGGATACAATGGTTTAAAATGCACCAAAAAAAGATTACTTAGAAATTTAAGAATGTTAAGAAATGTGTTTAATTATTATAATTAAATTAGGAATAGTATAGTATAATTATGAACGATACTATGTCATTACTTTTAGCAACATCAATTTTGGCTTTAGGAGGTGTAGGATTGTACATGTATAAATCCTCAGACCATGAATATAATGGAAGCGACGACTCTAGTTATGACGAAGATAATTTATTTGGTGGTTCAAGAAGTTTTTGGGGGTCCAATGAAGACGATGAAGACGACAATGAATATAAAAATTTCCAAGAAGAGGCAGAGCCACAGCCAGAGCCAGAGCCAAAAGTGAGAGCAAGAAGCGGAAAAACAAAAACAAAAAGAAATTCACGAAACGTGGGAAGCAAACGGCGATACTAATTCCACCTTTGGGAAAGGTGGAGCAAAGGTGTAAAACGAAGTAAGAACAACCGTCCTAAAGTGTTTCAAAATATATATAATACACAATGCCATAAGTGGACTTGTCATATTTAATCTGAGATGTATATGTAATATTATTTGCCTTACATATTTGTCGTAATATAGTAGTAAATGACCTATATGTCAATTTTCGTTCCAAATATTTACGTTTAGATACATGATAATATTGTATACAATTTTCCAAAAAATTTGGTATGCTTTCTTTAAAAACCCCCTTTTTAAACGATTCAACATTAAAAGTATAATATTTTTCATTTTTAAAACATATATCATTCAACAATTCGTGTAACAATTCGGTTGGAACATTATTTTTAAATATTTGGTATGACATGTTTATTGTAATATACATATTATTATAATAAAATATTCAAAAAATATTATTTACATAAAATATAAAATAACACCCCCCCTTTAAAAATATTATTACATGAATATAGTATGTAATAATAAATATTTCATAGCTTCATAGTTATTTCATTGTTCGCTTAATATATCCATAATATTATTTGTAAAAAATGACAATTCTATTTCGTCTTCGTGAATATTATGAAAGATAGATATATATTTACATATATACGGTATAATTTTATATTTCTGGTCTTCTGTAAGAATATTCGTCGTTTTGATAAAAGTAAAATAATTATCTAGAATATCCATCACAGAATATCCTTTGTCGTATATTTCATAGATTAATTTTATAGCCTCTTGCATTTTTTTCTGTAAAATCAATTTCGTATATTCCTCAAAGTTCAAAAAACTTATATTAGAGCATAATTGAATTGCTAAATGTAGAGTAATTCGTTCATTTAATAATTTGAATTTTTCAAGATAATTAATTATAATTTTCACCGTATTATTTGATATATTAATGATAAATTCTCGCGCATCATCATCGATGTCTATATTTTCAGCATGTTTTATAGTATTCATTAAAGCTATAAAATTCTCCCTTTTTAAAGGTTTTATTTTAATTATAGTGAACCTGGATTGTAAACTTTCAATAACTTTTTGTATATTACTACACGATGATATGAAATGAACATTATGGCTATATTTATCAATGCAATTTCGGAAAACCTGTTGGCTTTGTTCATTAATTAAATCGATGTCGTCCAAAACAACGATTTTTTTTTTGTGTTTCACATTGGAACAGGTTTGGCAAAAAGTTTTTACATCGGTTCGATAATAATTAATACCTTGTTCTTTAAGACTATTTATGTATAATACATTTTCTTCATATTCTTTGGGCGTGTAGCCGATATAATATTCTCTTATCATTGCATTTAATAAGGTGGTTTTGCCAGACGCTATATCGCCAATAAATAATATATTTAAGTTATCAATCAATATCAAAGTTTGAATCATTTTTATAACTTCATTATCGCTATCAAAATCGGCAAAATATAATGGTTGGTATTTGTGAATAAATAATTTATGGTTCATAATGTTTTTATGGTTCATATAATTATAATACGTTAATAAATATTTAAGTAAATGTCATATTATAATAATAATGACCGATAATTTTTACAATATTTTAGGTGTAAATGAAAAGTCTACCAAGGAAGAAATTAAAAAGGCTTATCGAAGTTTACAAATGAAATACCATCCAGATAAAAACAACGGTAATGAAGAAGCCGCCATAATGTCGAGAAAAATCAATGAAGCGTATGAAATTTTAGGAGATGACCAAAAAAGGCAAGAATACGACAATGCTAGAAACAATCCAAACCCATTTATGAGAATGAATAGCAAAGGAGGAGCAGGAGGTGACCCTCATATGGAAGATATATTGAATATGTTTTTTGGGGGCGGCGCTGGTAATCCATTTGGACACCCCTTTGGAAATCCTTTTGGTATGCCTCCAGGCACAAAAGTACACGTATTTCACGGGGGAGCAGGAGTACCTATGGGATTCCAACAAGCAATATCAAAACCAGCCCCTATAATGAAAACAGTGAGTATAACCATGGCGCAAGTGTTATCTGGAACAACTATTCCACTAGATATTGAAAGATGGGTCATCGAAAATGGTATTAAAGTTCATGAAAACGAAACCATTTATGTAACTATTCCACAAGGTATCGATGAGAATGAAATGATACTATTAAGGGACAAGGGTAATACAATTAGCGAAAATGTAAAGGGTGATGTAAAAGTATCCATTAAAATTAGTAATGAAACCGAATTTAAACGTTCTGGTTTGGATTTAATTTTAGAAAAAAAGATTTCCTTGAAAGAGGCCTTGTGTGGGTTTACATTTGAATTGAATTATTTAAACGGTAAAAGTTATACCTTGAATAACAATAAGGGAAATATTATTCCGCCAGAATATAAAAAGTTGTATCCAGGTATGGGGTTAACGAGAGGGGAACATAAAGGAAATATGATTATACATTTTCACATAGAATTTCCTGAAAAATTAACAGACGAACAAATCTCGAAACTAGCAGAAGCACTCTAAAATGATACTTATACGTTCAACCCATCTATAAGTATCATTTTCTATTTCCACACGTCTAGACTGGATTCATGTTATTTTGTGGAATAAAAAACCGTACATCGTTGTTATCTAAATCAAACATCATATTATCATACATGCTTTGGTATATATTCATTGGAATATGTGGTAAAACAACTTGTTCGCCTTTTTGTAGTAATGTCGAAATCGTTTTGCCGTCTAATCCTTTGATGGGTAAATTGTTAAAATATTCTTCAAAATCAATGCCAAATGCGTTATTCACGTCCTCTTGGGAAGGTTTATTCCACCACCACTCGGCATTTAGTTTTTTATAAGTTTCTTCGTCTCTAAAGTATTTTTCGTTTAATGTGTTGACTAAAACTTCACCAAAAGCGTTTTCATCGAATGCGTCAAAGGTTGATTTCCAAGAAGCTATTTGCATTTTTAATATTCGAATCGTATTTCCTTTGCTATCAACAATTGGTTTACCATCTTTATCTTTCAATAATATATATTTATCTTCAATAATTTTAGATATCCTCTTGACAGAAACCTTTCCTATAGGATGCACTTCTGAGCTTTCTAAAGGCGACAATTCTTTTTCTAAGTCTGATGATTCAGGCCATTCTTTTTCTTTTGATATTTCTTTTATCTTTTTAAGTTTCGCTGTTTCTGCTTCCGCTTGTGGTTGTTTTTCAAGACCAATGTTTATTTCTCCCTCAGTGATATCTTCATCCGTCACTACACCAACCAAAATAGGCGGTAGCCCACCATCAATTTTACTTGTTGATAAAAAATTGTTTTTTTGGTTAATTGGACCATTTCTGGCATCTTTTTGAAGGGTTTCATATTTGTCATCATATGTAATAAAAGGGAATAAACCTATTGTATTTTTATTGGGCGCTATTTTTAATGCAAAACCCTTTTTGCGCATTTTTTCGTATTGGGATTTATCAGAGTCTAAAATAATTTTTTGTATATTAGCGTATTCTTTTTCGAGCTCTCTATTCTTATCAGCGGCATTATTTTTTACAACGATTAAATCATTTTTCCTATCAGTCATGGACTGTTCTATTTTAGAAATTTCTGCCATATCGTTTTGGCGAGTTATAGTTAATTTTTTCCGTGTTTCATTTAACTCAGATTTTAAATTCTTTATATTGTTGTTTATGTCTTGATATTCTTTATTAATACCCTTTAAATTCAATGTTTCTTCTACTGTAATTTTAATATTTTGGGTTTTACCCACGGTAGTTAATTGTGTGCCATCATTCAAATTTTTCAGTTCTTGTAGTAATTCATGTATTCTAAATTTTTCACCATATATTTCAAAATCTTTATCAGAAATAACAAACACTAAAGGTCTATTAGACACTGCACCGATGAATTGCGCGTTCTCGATATGATACCCAAATATATTTTTATCAGTATCATCAATAATGAGTTGTACTTGGTCTGCTTGCCATTCTTGTATTTTTTTGTTCCAAAACAAATAATTTGTAACACCAGTTGCACTTTTGAATTGGCTTTTAATAGTTTGAATGCCCGACAAAGTATCCGTCAAATCTTTTACTTCTCCCTGTAAAAATTCTATATTTAATTCCCTGGTCTTTATATTATATTCTGGATGGGTTTTCGAAAATTTTTTCATTTCATCTTCATACCGTTTTTCATCAGCAATCGCTAATTTATTATAAGGCGACTTATTCCACCACCCTAATTTGTTCCATTTTTGCACACTATCTGGATGGTTTGTGGTTTCACCCTTTTTTTTTAGTTCTTCTAAGTAATAATCAAAAGCGGATTTTGGCGATTTGGGTAGAGTCGAATCTATTGGTTTCATAAAGTCTATCATCGACTTAATATCATCAGGACGCAGTTTTTTCCCACTTGCATACTCATATCCCCACTTAGAAAAGTATATTGCCCATTGATAGGGGTCTGACCAATTATAGATACCTTCAGCATATGGTTCACTAATTATCTCATAATATTTTGATTTCCAATAAATATATTCTAACCACGACGATAAGGTGCCTCTTTCCAGCTCCTTTTCTTCTTTAAAATGTATTGTATCCTCATCAACTTCTTTTATTTTTTTCTTTAGTTCATTTTCTTTGTTTATCAAATCTTTTAATTGCTGATTCACTTCTGCCTCAGTTATGTCATCATGTTCTATGATATATATTTGTATTTCATCTAATATTTGTTGTAATTCATCATTTAACGTTTCCAATATTTTTGCATTTGCATTTTCTTTGGCAGATATTTCATTATCTATTCTAGCCGATTCTTTATCATAATACGAC